AAAAACGAATTGATAAGACAATTAAAGATGTTAAGAAATCAGGTGACCCAAAAAAGATTGAAAAGCTTAAATTAGAACTTGGTAGATTACAATCCATCGGAGGTTCTAAAAAAATTGTACCAAATGAAGGTATCGTTTTCTTATATAACGGAAATACTTTCAAACTTACTGGTACCTTCGCATCTGTAAATCAGATACTCGGAATATTCTTCTAAATTTTCGGTTTCTGTATTTTTATATATTTATATACAATAACATAACCTAATATGTAACAATGGGAAAAGACTTTAAGAAAAAGTATATGCACCCAACTCGTAGAAAGTTGGTAGATATGGTTCAAACTGGTGAGTATCAAAAAAGTACTGTCGTAGGATGGGAAAAGAAAAAAGAAACTCGTAAAGTAGGTGATGTTTGGGAAGATGAACACAATAAATACGAAAAGAAAGAAGGTTTTATTCTAAAAACTGGTAAAAACTCTTCGGCATTTGTAGAAACACGAAAATATTTACAATCATTAGAACAATGTAAAAATTCTGATTGTAAAACTATTAAGAAAACAAAAAAAGATAAAGTGTTTATCCAAAAAGGTGGTTATTGTATGAATTGTACAGTAGATAGAGAACATGAAATAAAAATGGCTGGTGCTTGGAGAGAATATGAAGATTATAAAGTTTGGACAAGGATGATTATTTTTGGTAAAACAAAAATAGACCAATACAGACAATCTCTTGGTGATTTAAAAGAAGAATATGATATGCATAATGGTGAAGGACAGATTACTGAAACTTGGAAATTACCAAAACCTATTGATGAGGTTCGTGCAGAGATAAATGAACTTATCGAATATGGTGAGGGAGAGATAAAAGAGTTAGAAGAAAAAAGAAATGTTGCATTCGAGAAGTTACGAGAAGTTAATATGGAGCATTACTTATGAAAAAATATATAAAAGAAATAATAATAATTTCACTTGTAGTTATTATCGCATTACAACGAGGATGTGGTACTGATTATGGTGATAAAGAAATTGTAAAAGTAGATGGTAAAGATTATGAACTAATCAAACAAGAAACTGATACAATTTATGTTGAAAAAGAAGTACAAGTAACAAAGTATGTACCAAAGTACATTACAAAAGAAGTAATTAAAGAAGTTGAGATACCAGTAGATGTAGATTCACTTGCTATCATCAAAGATTACTTCTCTAAGGTAACTGTAACTGATACTCTAAACCTTGATTATGATTTTCCAAAAGAAGTTACAGATTCTTTAGGTAATAAACCAGCAAGTAGTTTAGGATATGGTATTCTTACTGATATTATCTCACAAAACAGAATCGAATCAAGAGAAATTGATTGGTTCTTCAAGATTCCAACAGTTTACAACACAACTATCGTAAAAGAACTACCTAAATTAGAATTCTACTATGGATTTGGATTAGGCATGGACCAAACAAATGGATTAGGTAACTTTACTGGTAATCTTTTAGTAAAAACTAAAAAGATGAACATCTATGGTCTAAATATTGGAATGTCAAACCAACTTGGTCAGTACAAACCATTCGTTGGAGGTTCTATGTATTGGAAAATAGGCAAAAAATAAAATGGCTAAACAAAGTTTAAAGGAAATAATAAAAGTTGAGTATCAGAAATGTGCTCAAGACCCTATATACTTCATGAAGAAGTACTGTATGATACAACATCCAGTTAGGGGTAAGATTCCTTTTCACTTATTTCCTTTTCAAGAAAGAACTTTAGACCAATTCGCAGAACATCGTTATAACATTATCCTTAAATCTCGACAAACAGGTATCTCAACCCTAACTGCGGGATTTTCACTTTGGAAGATGTTATTTAATCAAGATTTTAACGTATTGGTAATTGCAACTAAACAAGAGGTTGCTAAGAACCTTGTAACGAAGGTTCGTGTAATGAATCAGTACTTACCATCATGGTTAAAACAAACAACAGTAGAGGATAACAAGTTATCTTTGAGATACTCTAATGGTTCTCAGATAAAAGCAACTTCAGCCGCTGGTGATGCTGGTCGTTCTGAAGCACTATCCTTATTAGTATTTGATGAGGCAGCGTTTATTGATAAGATTGAAGATATTTGGGTATCAGCACAATCTACTTTATCAACGGGTGGTAATGCAATTATCCTTTCTACTCCAAATGGTGTAGGAAACTTCTTTCACAAAACTTGGGTAGGTGCAGAAGATGAAACAAATACCTTCAATACTATTAGATTACATTGGAGTGTACATCCTGAACGAAATCAAGATTGGAGAGATGAACAAGAGGTACTATTAGGACCAAAAGGAGCAGCACAAGAGTGTGATTGTGATTTCGTTTCTTCTGGTGATACTGTAATAGACCCACAACTCCTTATGTTCTATAAAGAATCATATGTACAAGAACCAGTAGAAAAGACTGGGTTCGATGGAAACCTTTGGAAGTGGGAATATCCAAACTATCAGAAATCTTACATGGTAGTTGCCGATGTTGCTCGTGGTGATTCTGCCGATTTCTCGGCATGTCATGTTATTGATATAGAAGAATCATCTCAAGTTGCAGAATACAAAGGTAAATTAGATACAAAAGATTTTGGGAACTTCTTAGTTTCCCTTTCAACTGATTATAACAACGCATTACTCGTAATAGAGAACGCAAACATTGGTTGGGCAGTAATACAACAAGTAATTGATAGAGGATATGGTAATCTTTTCTACATGAGTAAAGATTTGAAGTATGTAGATGTTGAGAATCAATTAAACAATAAATACAACAGAGAAGAACGAAGTATGACAGCAGGTTTTTCTACTACCTCTAAAACAAGACCTCTAATTATTTCAAAGTTAGAACAATATATTAGAGAAAAAGATATTACAATTCGTTCACAGAGAACAATAGATGAATTATTTACATTTATATGGAATGGTAACCGAGCAGAAGCAATGAGAGGTTATAATGATGATTTAACCATGTCCCTTGCAATATCATTGTGGGTTAGAGATACTGCATTAAGATTAAGACAAGAGGGAATTGATTTAACTAAACAGGCATTGGGTGGTATCGGAGCTCATCAATTGGATGTTGCAGGAATGGGGTTTGGAGGTAATACTCAATTAGAAGATGACCCATGGAAAATGAGAGTTGGAGATTCAAATGAGGATTTAACTTGGTTAATTAAATAATCTTATATTTATATATTGGAAGAAATATTATGATATCGCTACAAGAATTACTTAATGAAGAAATACACACAGAAGAATATACTGTGGAAAATTATCACGATATAAAAGAATTTTGTGAGTTTATGAAAGAATACAAAGCTGATATTAACGAAGCTGAGTATCAAGGAAGAAAAGTAAAACTTGGTAAACCGATGCAAGGTGATGTCAAGAAATTCAAAGTATATGTTAAAAATCCCCAAGGAAACGTTGTAAAAGTAAACTTTGGACATGGAGGAAGTTCTGCTAAGGGTAAAACGATGTCAATCAAGAAATCAGACCCAGCAAGACGTAAAGCTTTTAGAGCAAGACACAACTGTGATTCACCAGGTCCAAGACACAAGGCTAGATACTGGTCATGTAGAAAGTGGTAACAACAAAAATAATAAAGGTTATAAATTAAAACAATAATAAAATGGCAGATACTTCATTTTTTGGGAGATTAACTAAACTCTTTCGTTCTCAAGCGGTAGTTACTATCGATAAGGACGGAAAAAGAAACGTCTTTGATGGTGATGAAAGACAACAAACTAACTTATCATCACTTAGAGATAGATACACTAAATTACAGAAATCTTTTTTCGAACAAGCAGGTGGTGCACAATCAATGGCATACCAACAAGTTCGTAGAGAGGTATTCAGAGATTACGATGCAATGGATAATGACCCAATATTAGCATCGGCTCTTGATATATACGCAGATGAATCAACATTAAAGAATGAATTTGGTGATACACTTTTAGTTCATTCTGATAATCAAAAAGTACAAGACTTACTTAACAATTTATTCTATGATATAATGAACGTAGAGTTCAATCTATGGCCATGGGTAAGAAATATGTGTAAGTATGGAGATTTTTTCTTAGGTTTAGAAGTTTCAGAAGGTAAAGGTATTGTTAACGTAACACCTCATTCAGTTTACAATACAGAAAGATTAGAAAGAACAGACCCATCAAATCCAAATTCAGTAAAGTTTAAAATTACTGAGGACCCGAATGGAAAAGAAGAATATGAAAACTTTGAAATTGCTCATTTTAGGTTGTTAGCAGATACTAACTGGTTACCATATGGTAAATCTATGATTGAGAATGGACGAAGATTGTGGAAACAATTATCTCTAATGGAAGATGCTATGTTAATCCATAGAATCATGAGAGCACCTGAAAAGAGAGTTTTCAAAATTGATATTGGTAACATTCCTCCAACAGAG